CAAGCCAAGATGTTTGACTCTTCCCAGTCCAGACAAAACAGTAGCCTGTACTTATGCTACTTTATTTTATCATATTTTCGACCCTGTTTTCTAGCAGATATTCCAACTAACACGACAAGCCAATTACAAACAAGCACTAACCGACAACCACTAGCACAATGAAATGTCCGTCTGGAACGACCCTCATTACCGCAGTGAGCCTCTTATTGCAGTCACCCAGCACATTAGCTCTGCCAATCGCTCTCATCCTAATGTATTGTCACTCTGCAACTTTGAGATTGATGATTATGGTGATTTTCCTTGCAATGCTCCTGTGGGAGATTTCAGAGCTTCAGTTTCTAAGAACCCGGCGTTGGTATCCAAGATTGCGTACAAATTCGGAGCCACTCGTGACCGATGTTTTGAGTCTCGATACTTATCACTACCCGAACCGATCTGTGGAATCTCCGCCGTTTACAAGCTCTTTAGCCACTTCTGGGATCAAAGCATCAGGTTTAAGCAAGAGTTCAACCAAGACGAGGCCTTCACCTTTTCTAGGAAATTACTCCAAGCCATGGGCCCAGCCAATTATGCCAGTCCTGTTCAGTGGGAAGCCTGGTCCAAGCAAGCCTACTCTCATTGGAGTGAAGAAGCCAAAGAGAATCCCTTCTACTGGTACCAAGCAGCTGAAGCCATCAGGCATCTCAAAGTTGCGAAAGGCATCAGGTCCTATCGTCGGCACCTTCGCAAGGCCAAGCGGACAAACCAGCCCCTTCCCTATTATGACAAAACAATCATCTTCGGTGACAAGCACAGCAAGTGGGAAGCGTACCAGCATCGTAACATCACAATCCTCTGTTTCAGGGGTAAGCAGGCCAAAGCCGATAAGTGCTATGTCCTTCTTACCAAAGATCTAACTCGCCTGAGTCAGCTACTCGAATCGACTGGGAGAGTTTTCGAGTACTTCTCAATGTATGCTGACAGAACAGACCAACTCTCCAAACAATTGGTGTCTTCTGCCCACCAGATTTACGACTTAATGGTACAGTCTTTCAAACGATGTTCCCCTGCTCAGCTCAATTCCATATGCAGGAGCCTTGACATCGGACAATTCATCTACCTGGCACAACAAGCAGGCCCTCTCGCAGGTAGATCTCTGCAACAGCAGTTACGTAAGGGCTTTGATGGTTATTACAACGAGGTCTTTGACCTGCAACAGTTCTTGGTAATCATCTCGAAATGGAAAATAAGAGAGGCCTTGGAGTTATGCTCAATACGGAAAGTGTTACCGGTACCTGATTTCTGCATTTACTCAGCAATGAACAAGAACAAGCAAATGCATTACAACCCACATTCTATGGTACCTACTGGAATGAATGATGTCACAATTGAGGACTTTAGCAAATACTGGAGCTGGTCGATGATCAGGAACTACTATGACCGCCATGGGAGGTGTCCAGGTAATATCAAAGAAGACGCAGTGTTCAAGGATTGGCATCAAACTTACCCAGATATGGAGCCTATCCATGTTCCATACTACCAGGTCCAGGACATTGACTTTGAAGGGACCTTCATCTACAAGGACTACTCATTCTCGGAACATGAGTTGCGGAAAGACAAGACTATGGCTCCTAACTACATGTCAGACAAGATGACGCCAGCAGAATACAAAGCACTCCCGATCTATGAGCAGAATCAGATTGCACGCTTACTCTTAGACCCCGGTATACCCTCCTTAACAACCCTTCGTGAGTCCGTTCTAGCTGGCACAGAAAAGTTTGACTACATCTCTTTAACAGCAATAAAGCCAGAAGCTAAGAAGGAAGACGGGCGGTTGTTCTACATGGCAAATGATGCACAGAGGATAATGATGTCTGAGAAAGAAGCCAATGTTGCAGAGTACCTAGTACGTAAGGCCGGAAATAGTGCAGGCATCTCAGACATTGAGTTGTCCAGGCGAATGTGTGACATCGCTTCACTATCTCTGGAGCCAAACAGGAAAGTGTTCGTGTCTTTTGACTTGGACAAGTGGTCTCCTAAGATGAACCCAAAGCTCAAGAGAATGTCATACGACAAGTGGGCATACGCATTTGGTTTGCCGCACATAAACAAGCTTAGTCGAGTGACTGATGGAGCCAGGTTGGCATTCCTCAAGCATGACATCCATCACGAGTACATCAACCCTGGACAAGATTTGGAGGGATATGACGCTAAGACCAATACGGCAATGCACATCGAGGTCATGTCCTATGCAATCTCGGTGTGTAGGAAGAAGGGTAAGCTCAAGAAGGGGGCTAAGTTACTGGCTTTGATAGATGATGGTGGCATGTCATTAGAGTTTACCAGGGACACAACTGACGCTGAGATCTGGGAATGCATAGAGCTCATAGAATCTGTCTACCAAATGGTGGGGCTAAGGATCTCTTGGGACAAAACCTTCGTTTCAGAACTCCTGTTCCAATACCTCAACGAGATCTACTACAAAGGATTCAAGGTGACACCAGGCTTAAAGGCTTTTCTAAGACTTGGGAAGCTTAACGACGTGCCTGCTAGAACAATTGTTGATGATCTCGATGCAATAGCTGGGGAAGCTCAAGGGGCGATCAAAGCGGGAGCTTCCTATCGTGCAACATATGCCGCATACATCCTCGAGACTTTCAAGACCATGAAGAGATGGAGTGGTTACAAGGGCACATTCACAGACCAGCAGGTTTTATGTGCCTTGTTCCCTGTCGCTCTAGGAGGAGTAGCTGTACGCTCTTTGCCACAGATCTGCACCAATGAGTCAATTAACCCAATCTCTGCCGCGATGGGGAATCTGAAGGCGTTCTGTCAATGGTACTCTTCCAATGCTCCACTTGTTAACCAGCTCTTGAACACCAAGATGAGACAACAGTCACCCGAAGCCTTTCTCAGAGCTCCACAGTCTATCAGGACTTTAGGCCAAGCTCTAAACACACAACGTTTCGCAATCAAGATGAAGGAATGGATAATAGCTAACGCAAGGAACCCGTACATTACCAACGTTCTTGCCGCAGTAACATCCGATGCCAGTCTCGTGATAGCGTTACGTGTCTTAGAGAAGAAAAGGATCTCAGGTATAGGCCTAAAGACTTTGAGTGAAATGCAACCTGATGAAGCCGTGAACAAGCTTGTGACAAAACTTCAGAGATCAGCGACAGCTTCAATCTTGCTTGGTCACAGAAATTGCATCAGGATCACAATGGCGAACAAGTACCAAGCTCAGCAAGTGATCAATAACTTTGGAGGTGGTCTTAAGTTGGAACGACTAGTGTATCAACACTAACTCTCATTTAGTCACTAAAATTAGGTAACATTCTTGTGTTGCATGCTGTCCGAGTAGCGGGGCGATCAGCTGACACAACAAGCATAATATAGGATGTTAGTATTTAAAGAAAATTTTATCGACAATTATTATGGAGTAATTCTTTAGGTGCTGTCATTGCTTAGCTTAC